GCGGTGGATCGGCCACTACCCGACGTACGGCATCATGCTGCCGTCGACGGACCGTGGCGGCATGCCGTCCGTGACGCCGCTGAACGCGCTGTACTACACGCCCGTCTACCGGGCGTGCAGCCTGATCGCGCAGGACACGGCGCGCGTCGCGTTCGACACGTCGGACGCCGGGGTCACGAGCATCCTCGACACGCCGAACCGCTATATGAGCGGCTACGAGTTCCGCCGCGCCATGATGCTACAGGCGTGCCTGTTTGGAAACGCCTTCGCGTTGATTAACAGGACGCGCGGCGGCGACCTCCTTGAGCTGATGCCGCTCGATATCGAGAGCGTGTCGCTCGACGTGACCGGTCCCGAGCCGTACTACCGCACCCGGCAGTATGGCGACGTGCAGATGCGCGACATGTTCCACTTGCGGGCCATCGGGCTCGACGGCCTGTGGGGCGAGTCGCCCGTGCGCCTGTGCAAGACGTCGCTGACCATCATGGCGGCGCAGGAGTCCGCGCAGCTCGAGGTCATGAAGAACGCGGGCAATCCCAAGTTGGCGATTGTGCACCCGGGCCCGCTGTCGGCGGGCGCGCGGCAGTCCATCGCCGAGAAGTTCCAGAGCGACCACGGCGGCGCCGAGAACGCGGGCAAGCCGCTCGTGCTCGCCGAGGGCATGAAGGTCGAGCGGATCTCGTCGACGCTGGAGGACTCTGGCATCAGCGCCGCGCGCCAGTACTCGATCGCTGATGTCTCGCGCATCTACGGCGTTCCCGTCACCTACCTCGGCGAGACGACCAACGCGTATGGCTCGATGGAGTGGCTGTCGCGGATGTACGTCGACGCCTGCCTCGCGCACTGGTTCGCCGCGTTCAGGGCCGAGACGCTCTCGAAGCTCGCGACCGTCGCCGCGTCGTTCGAGTTCGACACCGACGCGCTCGTGAAGCCGTCGCTTGCCGAGCAGTTCGCGGCGCTCCGCACGGGCGTCGAGTCCGGCGTGATCACGCGGAACGAGGCGCGCGCGAAGCTCGACTACCCGCCGCTGCCCGGGCTCGACGAGCCCATCGTCGCGAAGAACATGGGCACCGGGGGCGGTGCCTCGAACCTCGGCTCGGACACGAGCGCGGAAGCGGGGACCCCGAATGATTTCTAGGCGCAACCTCGAGCTTGCCGAGCAGACCGTCGAGGGCGCGACCCTCTCCGGCTACGCCGCCGTCTACAACGAGCAGTCGCGTGAGCTCGTCGAGGGCGGCCGCGCGTTCGTCGAGCGCATCGCCCCCGGCGCCTTCGGCGACTCGGTGCGCGGCGACGTGAAGCTGTACTACAACCACGACGCCTCGCAGCCGCTCGCGCGCACCTCGAGCGGGACGCTGAAGCTTCGCAGCGACCGCGCGGGCCTCGCGTTCGAGGCCGACCTCGCCGATACGCAGCTGGGCCGCGATGTGCGCGAGCTTCTCAGGCGCGGCGACCTCTCGGGCGAGATGTCGTTCGGGTTCTACGTCGACGATCAGGAGTGGAACCGCACCAAGACCGAGCGCCTCGTGAAGCGCGCGCGGCTCGTCGAGATCTCCATCGTCCAGGACGCCGCCTACCCACAGACCAGTTCCAGCCTGCGCGGCGTGCGCGCGGCTGCTCTCGAGGCCGCCCGTGCGCGGCTGGATCTCTTCAAGGCAAGGACCGCACATGTCTGACATCCACGATCTTCAGAACGTCACGCACCAGTACCGCAAGTCGCTCGAGGCCTTCGAGGCGCGCACGGGCAAGCAGGCCCGGTTCATCGACACCGCCGGCAATGGCGAGGAGCGTCAGGTCATCGACCGCATGGACGCGGACCTCTCGGCCATCGAGGCGCGCATTCAGGACATGGCTGCGCAGAAGGCGGCCGCCGAGCACCGCGCCGCGCAGCTCGAGGCGAAGCTCGCCGAGCCCGTCTACCGCGCGAAGCCCAGCGAGGCCAAGCTCCTCGACGTGGCGAGCGAGGAGTACGCGCAGCGCTGGCTTAAGGCCGTCGCCACCGGCGACTCGGGCGAAATGCGCGCGCTCTCGCTCGGCTCGTCCGGCGCGGGCATCCCGACCGACATGGAGCGCCGCATCGTCGACCGCATGTTTCAGGCGAACGTGATGCGGCAGATCGCGCCCGTCTCGACCATCGACTCGAAGCGGACAATCCCCGTGCAGAACGCGCTGCCCACGACCTCGCTCGTCGCCGAGGCGGGCACCATCACCCCGGCCGACCCGACGTTCTCGACGGCGATCTCGGTCGTGCCCTACAAGCTGGTCACCGCCGTCCCCATGTCGCAGGAGTTCATCGAGGACGCCATCGGGAACGGCGGCATCGGCTCGGGCCTCCAGTACGTCGCCGACAAGTGCGGCCTGTCCCTTGCGCTGAAGCAGGAGGAGTACTACACGACGGGCACCGGCTCCTCGCAGCCGCAGGGCATCTGCGACACCTCCGGCGGCATCACCCAGGTCGTCGACCTCGCGGGCGCAGCGGTGACGACCATCAGCGCTGACAACGTCATCGATGTGGTGCACACGGTCCCCGTCGCCTACCGCAACTCGCCGCGCTTCCGCTGGCTCCTCTCGGACACGGCGCTGAAGACGATCCGCAAGCTCAAGACGACCAACGGCGACTTCGTCTTCTCGCCGATCAACACGGGCGGCGGGCAGAACGTGGCGGGCCTCCCCGGCACCATCTACGGCGTCCCGTACTCGGTCGGCCAGTACGTCCCGACCGCGACCTCGAACGGCAACGTCTTCGCGGTCGTCGGCGACTTCAACTACTTCGAGATCTTCGACCGCACGGGCATCACGTCGATGGTCGATCCGTACTCGGCGGCGGCGACGCATCAGTCGACGCTCTACGTGTACACCCGGACGGATTCGCACATCATGCTGCCCGAGGCGTTCGCGGCCATCACCTGCTGAGGCATTCCTCTTCTCCGCTGCTCGGCGCGGGAAACCGCGCCGAGCGGTTTATGACCATCGCGCTCGCGACCATCAAGGCCGCGCTCAAGATCGACTACACCGACGACGACACGGAGCTCGAGCGCATCCGTGACGCGGCGGTTGCGTGGGTCGAGAACTACTGCGGCTTCGCTCTCTCGAGCGCCTCGCGCACGATGTATCTGCGCGATTGGAGGGACACCGTGTTCGCGGTGCAGCCCGTGACCGCGCTGACGTCCGTGGCGTACACCGACACATCGGGCGGCTCGGCGACGCTGACGAGCGGCACCGACTACTACTGGGATCAGAGCGGGCCCGTCTCGGTCCTGCGGTTCCTCGCCGAGCCGCCGTCGATGAAGGACGGGACGCTCGCCACCGTGACGTACACCGCCGGCTACGCGACCGAACCGAACGAGGTCGTCCAGGCGGTCATCAGCATCGTCGGCGCCTGGTACAACAACCCCGAGGCCATGCAGCCCATCGCGCTGTCGGTCACGCCGCTCGGCGCCCAGTTCATGGTCGAGCACCTTCGTCTGAAGGGGCCGTTCTCGTGATCTCGTCCGGCCTCACCCGCTGGTCCGCCGACGTCTACAAAGCGTCGACGAACATCGACAACCTGGGGCGCCGCGTGACCACCTACGCAAAGGGCGCTTCGTTTCGGTGCGACCTACGCGAGGAGACGCCGTCGGAGCAGATCTACGCGGACGGCGTCGCGGTCATCCAGCAGTTCGAGGTGCGGACGCGCTGGCCGAACATCGCCCGCACGACCCTGACCGCGCTCGACCGCCTCGTCGTGCGCGGGCGCACGCTCCGCATCCTGGGCATCCGCAACCTCGAGCAGCGCGACCGCCTTGCGGTCATCGACGCGGTGGAGGTCGCATGATCGAGTCGACCGTCGTGGGCTGGATCGTCGCCGGCGCGACCACCGCGGGGAACCGCGTCTCGGTGGGCGCGCGCCTTCAGTCCGCGGCGCTGCCCGCCGTGACCATCGACATGACCACCGGGCTGCGCGCGTCGCTCGGCACGACCTCGACGCTGCACCGCTACTCGCTGGTCATCAACGCCATCGCCATCGACATGGCGAGCGCCCAGAGTCTCGCCGAGGCCGCCGCCGGCTACGTCAAGATCAACGCGGTGGCCGGTGGCGGAACGGCCTACGACGTGAACTTCGCGGCGATCCAGGAACCCACGCCGGGCGAGGGCGACGAGATGGAACCCGCCATCGCCGTCGCCGAGCTCGAGATCCTCTACCCAGGAAACTGACATGGCAGTCACCACCGCAGGCAACGCAGTCTTTCAGATCAACTCGGTGACCGTCGGCGAGGTCGCGTCGGCCACATTGAGCGTCAGCCGTCAGCCCATCGAGGTCACGGCCATCGGCGACACGTACCGCAAGCACGAGTACGGGATCGTCGAGGGCACCGTGAACCTTGAGCTCTTCTGGGACACCGCGGGCGTTGCGGGTCACAGCACCATCATCACGGCGCTCGAGAACGGCACGCTCCTGACCGCGGCGTCGGTCGTGTGGGAGACGGGCAAGTCCATCGCCGGCGACGCCTACGTGCAGGACGTGGCGATCACCGTCGCCCCGAACGGCGTCGCGCAGGCGACGTGCACCCTGATCTTCAGCGGCTCGGCCATCACCATCACGCAATGAACGAAGCGCTCCGCGGACAACCCAAGACCATCGAGTACCGCGGCGAGTGGGTCACGCTGCGGCGTCCGACCGTCGCCGACCTCGTCGCGGCGCTCGACGCCGAGAGCCGCGGGCAGCAGATGTCGGCCTGGTACGTGGCGAACCACGTGCTCGGCCCGACGGGGCAGGCGCTGTACTGCTACGAGGAGGTCATGAAGCTGAACGCGCCGGCGGTCGTCGGCCTCTCGAGGGAGATCGAGAAGCTGTACACCGAAGGCCTGGACTAGGTTCGGCGGCGCGCGAGGTCGCGCGTGTCGCCGTGGACGAGTCGACCAGATGGGACACGCCGCTCGCGGCGTGGCTCGCCCGCAACGGGCACAAGGGACTTTCTCACGATGTCGCGTCGCGGATCCTTGGTCGTCAAAGCTGACATCGATGGCGCCGCCATCGACGCGATCAACGCGCGGCTCAAGGCGCTCGACAAGGAGGGCGCCAGCGCCGCGATGAAGTCCGGGTTCCGAAAGTGGACGACCGTCACCCGGCGCGTCGTCGCCAAGAACGCGCCCTTCGGCAAGTCGAAGGCCACCGAGAAGATCCGCGGCGTAGTCCGCCCGAACGTCCACCTCAAGTGGAACGTCACGACCAAGGTCAAGGGCTACGCCCAGGGCAAAATCGTGTGGGCGGCCGTCGGCATCAAGGAGATCCGCGGCAGCTACTTGACGCCGCACTGGTATCTGCGGTGGGTCGAGTACGGCCACGAGGTCAAGCGCGGCGCGACCAAGCAGGAGCAGATCTTCCTCAAGTCGCGAGGCTATGAGCGGAAGAAGGAGTACAGCCGCATCACCGTCAGCCGCGTGCGGCCGAATCCGTTCCTTCGGCGTTCGATGGGCGAGACGCGCCCGCTCCTCTTCCCGATCATGCGCGAGGCCATCCAGAAGCAGCTCGAGAAGGAGGGGCTCGCGTAATGGCGAAGCTGAACCGCGTCAACATCGCCATAACCGGCGACTCGAAGGGCCTGTCGGCCGCGACCGATGCGGCGACGAGGGACCTTCGGCGTCTGCAGGCGCAGTCCGAGCGCACGCAGAAGCGCATCGGCGCCATGCGCGGCGGCGTCAACCAGACGGCCGAGAGCCTCGCCAAGCTCGGCGTGCAGTCGCGCGTTCTGGGCGCGGCAGGCGGCCTGCTCGGCATGGCGGCGCTCGGTCCCGCCGGGCTCGCCGTGGCCGGCGTGGGCCTCGCAGGCGCCGCCATCGGGGCCGGGCTCGGCGCGGTCGCCGGAGTACCCGATCAGCGCCGGCGGGCTGCCGAGGCGCTCGCGGCGGTGCGCATGGACCAGCGTCGACGCATCGAGGAGTTCGGGCTCACGCAGCGCCTCGCGCAGGGTCTGGGCGCGCAGGCGCCGACCACGGGCGTGGCGGGTCAGCTCGGGCTCACGGGCGGATTCGGCGCGGGCCTCGGCGCCGCCAACACGCCGACCGGGCGCCTGCTCGAGACGGCCCTTTCGCAGGGTCCGGGTGCGCTAGGCGTTGCCCTCGGACAGACGCTCGGCGGCGCGGCGGACCCTACGCGGGCGGGCGCGGAGACGGTGTTCGGCGAGGGCCTGCGCGGCGCGGCGAACGCCGCGTCGATGGTGCAGGACATCATGAACGTGCAGTCCGGCCCGGTCGCCTGGGTGCGCGACCTCGCCATCTGGTGGAGCAAGTAAATGGCGATCACGATTCAGTCGACGACGATGAACGGATTCACCGAGGCGGCCACCGGCGCCGCGTCGGGTTTCACCGTGACCAAGCGGCTGGTATCCGACGCGGACATCGACCTAAAGGTCGCCGCGGACCTCGCCACGCTCAAGGCCGCGGCGTTCGGCGATCCGCTCGACTCGCTCATCACGGGCACGAACGCAAACCCGGTGGGCCGCATGCGCCTGCGCCAGACCTCGGTCGTGCCCGTCGCCGGCGGGCGCAACCGCGTGTTCGATGCCATTGCGAAGTACGACCAGCTGTACACGTGGATGGACATATCGTCGGGGGGCGGCGTCGCGGCGCTCGCGCTGCCGGTGGAGGTCGAGTTTGACGCGACGCCGCGATCCGTCATCCTGTTCCGAACGGGCACGTTCGGGACCGCGCCCGCGGCCGACCTGAACACCACCGCCGACATCGGCGGGACCAAGGTCGACTACGCCTCCAAGCCCGTGCCGGGCCTCATCCCGCAGATGAAGGTCCGCATCAGCCTGCTTCTCGACGTGGCGACGAGCGGCATGACGCTCGTGTCGGCGTACGACCGCATCGCGACGGCGTCGGGAAAGTGGAACAGCACAAGCTTCCTGCACTGGGCCTCGAACACCGTCTACCTCGAGACTGCGACCGTCTCGCACGTCCGCGACGAGTACTACCGCTGCACCTACAACTTCGTCTGGGACTTCTGGAAAGGCTGCGAACAGGTCCCCAAGACCGACGTGCACGGCAAGGCCGCCGTCGACTCGAACGGGCAGTCGCAGACCGTCACGTGGAAATCACAGGTGCGCGGCACCTACGACCACAACCTGATCTTCAACGACCAGCCCAACCCGACCCTCGCCAAGCAGATGGCGCTCGAGGGCTCGTTCCTGACGTACCCGTGACATGCTGAACCGCACCCAGACATCGCAGCTCCGACAGTCGACGCAGCAGCCCGGCGCGCTGGCGACCGAACGCTACTCGCGCGTCTCGAGCGACTCGGTGCCGATGCTCGTCGCCAAGATCACGAATAGCACCGCGATCTCGGGCGCCGTGAACCGGTGGGAGTACGATTGGGTTCAGGCCGAGATCCTCAACGACGCGACGTTTACGCACCAGGCCGTCGCCGGCGAGGTCTGGTACACGGGCAAGGCGCTGAACGTCATGGAGGGCATCAACGACGCGACCGTCGTCGGCCCGGGCGTGCTCGTCGCCAACATTCCCGGCGGATTCTCTGTTAAGCCCGTGACGGGCTACGTCACGCTGTTCCCATATCGACTCGCCGACGGCACGGAACGCTGGGTCTTCTGCGTCCCCAACGCCATCGACGGCACTTGCACCTGATCGGAGACACACATGGCATACGCACCGACCTTTCATCCAACGTTCACCGCTAGCACCAGCTAACTGCGAGGCACCTACGACTATGAGCAACTGGGAACCACATATCCACACCATGGTCCTTGGGGTCGGAACCAGCCTGACTCAGCTCTATCCGAGCGGCAATGGCCCGACGGGACCGCGAATCTTCGGCATCGCGTGCAGCGGCGATTTCTATCTCAACCTCAGCGACAACGGCACCGGGAACGCGTTGTTCGTGGAGCAGAGTTCGCAGGGACCATTCTGGGTCTGCGCGGACGACATTTCGCGCATCTGGGTGAGGACGACGGCTGACACGCTCAATTTCATGGTGATCAGCTATCACCCGAACTCCGTTTTCCCGGGTCGCTGAAAATGAGCGCCGAGGTACTCGCCGCCGCCGCCGCCGTCTGTACGTGCCTTTGTGGCTCGACGTGGCTGCTCGCGTCGAGGATCTCGCGGCTCGACGTGCACCTCGCCGAGC